CCACCGAGTCGTCTAAAAGCCATTAGTTTGTTTCTCTTTTCATTATGCTAAATACCTCACTATAACTATTCCAGAACCACCAGCGACACCATTAACACTCAAATATCCAGATGCACCAGCACCACCACCAGTATTAATAGTTCCAGGAGTTCCAGAAGTTGATTCACCATTTACACAACCTGCACCACCACCGCCAGAACCACCTGTACCACCAGGAGTGTTGCTGTTATCTGCACCGCCACCACCACCAGCATAAAAAGTAGATGAACCAGAAATAGTTGTTGCTACACCATTACCGCCATTACCACCTTGTCCACTAGCAGCATTACTACCAGCAACGCCAGCACCACCACCACCTGCACCACCAGTTTGACCACTTGCTGAACCACCTGCAAAACCTTGATTAGCCGTTCCCGAACCACCATTAGCACCACCTGCACCACCACCACCTGCACCACCTAAAACTCCCACATTAAAACCACTTGTTCCAGCAGCACCACCACCACCACCAGTAGAAGTAATAGTTGAAAAAACAGAGTTAGCACCATTTGCGCCTTTACCAGTAGAACCTGATTGACCTGCACCACCTGCGCCAATAGTTACTGTGTAAGAATTTCCAGCAGTTAAAGATAAAGGTGTTTCTAAACTTCCACCACCACCAGTTGCAGTAGTTGTACAACGAAGTCCACCTGCACCACCACCACCATTACCACCTGTGCCACCAGTGCCACGACCTGAACCACCACCACCTGCAACAACAAGGTACTCAACATTAAGTGCCTTTTTAGCAACAAAAGTTCCATCACCAGTAAAAGTGTGAATGAAATAACCATCTTTATATGTAACAGTTCCACCAGTAGCAGGAACAGCATCAGAAGTTCTACCGAACTTCAAACCGCTGGTGATATTAGAAGAAACAAATCTTCTGATCGCCATAATTAGTTAATCTCTGCGCCAAAAGCATTGAAAGTAAGATTAGTTGTACCAGAATAAACAGACACAACATCATTACCATTCAAAGTAATACCCAAAGTCAAAGCAATAGTGTCATTACCAGGGCAAGAAGCATCATAAGCAATGTCAGCGACAGTACCACGATTAGCAATAGTGATCGTTGAAATAACTGCTTGTTCTGAAGCACCCGCTGTATAAAGTGCTTGTAACGCTGGTGTTCCGATTGTTTGTCCGAGAACTGCGTATGTAGTGGTTGCCATTGTTTTCTCCTTATGCGCCCATCAATAAAAATTCGTTAAAAGTTGCTCCGCCGCCACCAGAAGTAAAAGGTTGCCACGCAGAACCATCATAATATTCCAAAGCATTAGTGTCAGTTAAATAGGTAAACATTCCCTCACTAGGAGAAGCAATAGCAGAACCTCTTGCCCCACTAGATGAAAAAACCATTAGTGATTGCTGCATTAAAAAAGTATTGACCTGACTTGCCGTCAGCACATCACCAGCAGTAAAAGTCCTAAAACCTGCACCAGCCATTTAACTACCTTTCTTTAGAAGTATTCTAATTGCCTAGACGACCTGTGTCGAGTAGACCAAAAACCGCATCATCAAGCACAAATTCAGCAAAATCAAGGGTACTTAACTTGAACGTTAGTTCGTGAACAAATATACCAACATTATGTTCAATACCAATAATCTCCCCATACTTGACAATCTGCGAGCCTAAATTGTTTGGCGTAAATTTGACCTCAATCTGATCAGTCAAATCCAAAGCCAATAAATCGTTTTGTTGTTGTGTTGTTAATTCAGACATCTGCACAGTAATCGAATCGAAGCGATACTCAGGCTCGGAATATTCACCAAGTAAAGAATCAGCCAAAGCCAAAGCATCAACATCAGAATTGAATAACAAACCATCTAAGTTGTAAGAAGAAATACCATAAGAGTTTTGTGAATCTGTATCTTCAGCGGTCTGAGGATTACCACCAGCGCGAGTCACAACTATTCGGTTGTATAAAAATTCTGATCCGTAAACAACAGCAACATTTGAAAAAGGAACACCAGAACCATCATCTGCTAAAACAACAAGGTTTGTCGAACTAGGTCCAGATAAAGTATCTTGAAAAGTTGCGTTACCAGAATTATCAATAAAGAAAGAACCACCCTCAGTCTGCTCAACAAGTTGTAAATAAGTTAAAACACCAGTTCCCTCATCAACAACGTCACCTTGTAAGTTGATTGTTCCAACATCAATATTTCTGTTCGCTAAAGGCCAATTAACTTCAGGTCTGCTAAGAACAGCGTTGAATCTTGCACCAGTTAGTTGTGGTGTGGCTGTGTGTGCTGATAAAGATTGTGTTGCCAACAAAGTAAAACCATCAGAAGCCAAAGCAACAGCCTGATTATCACCAGATGGTTGATACAACAAATTCCAGTCATCAATCAAACCATAAAATACTGCTGAACCATTTGATTTAACACGGATTTCTCTATGAGGCACAATCTGCCCATAAAAAGGACTAGAAGCATAAAGAGGATCAAAAACTCTTTCAGTATTATCAAAAATAACTTCTAAAGAACCAGCATCATATCTATCAAGTTCACGAGTTTTACCACGATTAGTATTTATTGAGATTACAAAATCTGTGACATCATAAAAAAGTGTTCCACCTAAAGTAAATTGTGTGTTATCCAAAACACCTTGAACAGGATCATCAAGAGTAAAAAAAGGTCCACCAAGAGAAGTTAAATCAAAACCAATCTCAACTGTTTTTGTTGGTAAAGCCATTTAGACTCTCACAAACACTTGACCAGATGAACGTTCATATTTTCTAATAGCATCAACAATTTGACGACCAACAACAGCACCATCAGTTCCAATACCAGCATTAACAGTTATGTTGTAAGTACTTCCTAAACCAGCAGAGTTTGCACCTGATAACGGAATAACTGCCTCTGGCCCTGCTTCACCAATTATTGCGTTTGTAGCGCCTAAAACAATTCCCCCATCAGCAAAACGTCTAGTGTTAGCCATTGCTTGATATCTTGCTGCTGAAGCCTGCGCAACAGGGTCAGTTAAAATTTTATTTACTTCTGCTTGAGTTAAAGAAGTTCCAGGAACAGTTTTTGAAGTAGGTTTTTTAAGAACAGTTGGAGTCGGCGCTGTACCTGATGCAACAGCAGCAGCAGGAGTAGCAAAACTAGCAAGCAAAGCATCATAAGATGCTTTAGCTTTATTTAAGGTATCTGTTATACCATCAACAATGGCTTGACCTTGGGCAACACCAACACCATAAAATGTTTCAGCGCCAGTTACGCCTACGATTGTTGCTAAATCATCAACAGCAGCAACAAGAGTATTAACTTGAGTAACAACAGTTGCCCCACCAGCAATAATTTCATCAGCAATTTTTGTTCCAGAATCATAACCTGCTTCTAAAACAGCTCTTATAGAACGTTCGCTCAAACCAAGTTGTATAAGTGTTTTAACTTTCTCAGCATATTTTTTAGCATTATCAGCTTGTTTTACTAAACCATCAAGGAACTTGCCTTCCTCAACAGCAGCATTGAAATCAATAATTCCTGTAATGCCACCTGTAATTGCACCTTGAAAGTCATTAAATTTACCTTGCACATCATCAAGTTGATTTTTTGCATTTCGTAATGATTGTTCGAGAACATCAATGCCGTCTTGAGCAGCCTTTTTAGCAGCTTCTTGAGTTTTCTTTAATTGTTGTTCAGCTCGTTTTTCTGCTCTAGTGTTTTCTTCAGTTGCATCTGTTAAATTAACTGTTTTCTCAGTTGCAAAACCAAGTGATTTTGCTAAAGCTAAATATCTGTCTCCAGCAAGTTGTGTTGTTAAAGCATTTTGTTCAGTAGTGGTTTTTAGTTCATCACCTTTATTAGCGACTAAGCCAAATAAGCTACCTATTGCTGGTATTGCTGTATAAATTGGCCCTAAAATGCTTAAAACAATAGTTTGTCCAGTTTTTTCCAATGCTTTAGTAAAACGATTAGTTGAATCAACAGAAACATCAATTTGACCAATGTAATAACCTAAACCAACAATAAAATCGCCAATATCATCACTAGCGTTAAGAACAGCATCACCAAAACTGTTTGTTCCATCTAATCCACCTGTTGCAAGTTCAAGAGCAGTAATAAGGTCATAACCAATGGCTTCTTTAGCTTCATCAACTTTTTGTGTAAGAATTGCAATTTTTCCTGCATAAGTATCAGCAACAGCAGCAGAAGCA